CTCGGACTATATCCGCACACTTTCGCCTGTAAGTGTAAGCAATCGATACCAAGCTGAAGGTTGGATAGGATTGGGTCGCCCTCGGGTGAAGGATATGCGTCCCGGTTTGGCGACGTGGGGAAACTTTTGGCAACCGCAATCCTGACATCTGTTTACGGGGACTTTGATCCCTTGCGTCCGTTGCCAGTTAATCACGGCTTCGATAAGGCGGTTTGTGTAACCGATAACCCCGACCTCTCGGCTGACGGTTGGGAGATTGTTGTAGTGCCTAGCAATCTGTCGCCACGGTTGGCTGCTAAGCGGGCCAAGATGATGCCATTCGACTTTGTGAAGGCCGAGTTCGCTGTGTGGATTGATGCGGCATTTGAGATTGTTGGTGACGGCTTTAAAGAGTTTTGCGAAAAAGCTATAGAGGGCAAGGATATTGTGGTGTGGGATCACCCGGACAGGCACATGCGTCCCGACGCGTTTGCTGAGGCTGCGTATTCGCGGACTATGGGTAAGTATGCGAATGAAGACTTGGAGGGCCAGGTTGCCCACTACTTGAGTGATGGTTTGCTTGCCGGTTCTGGTTTGTGGGCTTGTGGGACGATTGTGTGGCGTAACCGTGAAAAGGCGCGAGAATTCGGTCGACGCTGGTATGAAGAGAATCTTTATTGGACGATTCAGGACCAGATAAGCTTCCCTTATCTTGTGTGGAAGTTGCAACCTAACTTTGGTGTGTTCCCTGCCCATGAGTATGAGAATCCTTATTTGAAATGGTGGATGCATGAGCGAAACGTTTGAGCGTATAACACCGGATCAGGTGGATGCGCAGGCTGGGCATGTTTACCGATATCAGTTGGCTATTGACTGGCTTGACAATGCTAAGAGTGTTGTGGATATTGCTTGCGGTGTCGGTTATGGGGCGAAGATTATGGCGCGACCCGACCTTGACTATGTTGGCGTTGACAAGATTGAACCGGACGCCAAGTATAAAAAGTATGGGCGCTGGGTTTCCGGTGTTGACCTGAACACTTACAAGCTTGACTCTAAGTTTGATGTGGCTGTTTGTTTCGAAACTTTAGAGCATTTAAAGTTTCCACAACACTTGGCCGATGAACTTATGGCGAACTCCCGCATTATTCTTGTTTCGGTTCCTACGCGGCCGACCAAGCACATGAACGAGTATCACCTGCATGACTTCACGGTTGATGATGTTGTTGCCATGTTCGACAAAGTAGAACTTTTCTACCTAGAGGATCAGCCGGAAGAGTTGTCGCACATTTTTGTTTTCGGGGCGCCTGATGCTGCCTAACCTAATTGTGCCGGTGTTGAACCGGTACGACTTGTTGGACAGGATGATTGCGAGTATCGATTACCCGGTACGCGATCTGCTGGTTGTTGATAATGGTGGCGAGCTGACTTCTCTTTTATCAAACGATTTTATACAAAATCTGCATGTTTTGAATATGCCGAGCAATCTTGGTGTGGCTGCTTCCTGGAATCTGGGCATAAAGTCGTTTTATGGTGACAGTTTGTGGTTTTTTGCTTCCAACGACATGTGGTTTAAGCCAGGTGCCCTTGAAACGCTTTCTACGGCCCGTAGAGACGAGATAAGCCTTGCAAGGGACTTTCCCTTTTGGCAAACGTTTTCTATCGGTGACGAGGCTCTCGGCAAGCTCGGTTTGTTTGACGAAGGGTTTTTTCCCGCATATTTCGAAGACACGGAATACAAGCGCCGTGCGGAACACTTTGGGGTTAATGTTCGGTTGCTCGACGTAGACACGGGGCACGATAACTCGTCAACAATAAACAGCAACCCGATTTATCGTTCGCAAAACGACAGAACGTATAGCAACAATCAGGCTTACTTTGATAGGAAGGTTGCTAACAATGATTATGGTCCCGGTGGCTGGCTTTTAGAGCGAAGGCGACTCAATGCCTGGGACGCTCCGCGATAGACTAGATACGGAGGTTTATTGTGACAATTATTAACGGCTATACCGATCTAAACACGTTGAAGCTTTCTTTGAAAATCACCGACACTGTGGACGACGCCTGGTTGACCATTTGTATCAACGCGGCATCACGCGCTATCGACAACTTTTGTGAACGTGTTTTCTATCAGACTTCAGCAACACGCGTTTACGCACCTAACGACAACTTTGTAACAGAAATCGATGACCTGGTTACTTTGACCACGTTGAAGACATCCACCAACGTTGACGGTGTTTTTGATCAGACATGGAAAGCCAACGATTACCAGTTGGAGCCGTTGAACGGTATTGCTGGCGGTATTCCTAGTCCGCGCACGTTGGTTCGCGCCGTTAACGATTACTGGTTCCCTACCGCTGGGCAGGAAGCTACCGTACAAATCGTCGGAACGTTCGGTTGGGCTGCTATCCCTGACGCGATTGAGCAAGCATGTATTTTGCAGTCCGCACGGTACTTCAAGCGGGGCGATAGCCCGATGGGCGTGGCCGGCTTTGGTGAGGGAATGGGCGTTGTGCGGTTGTCACGTATTGACCCTGACATTGCAACTTTGTTGGAGCCGTATCAGCGCGTCAGGATGGCGTAATGTCTGTCGATATTCAGGCCATTAGGGAGCGCATAGCAATTAATCTTGCGACTATCGCGGGTTTGCGCACCGAAGAGAACGTGCCGGATGTGGTTAATCCTCCGGTGGCCGTTGTCGCTTTGGAGCAGATTGCTTATGACGGTGCTTTCCAGCAAGGTTTGACCACTTTAGAGTTCAACATTTTTGTTGTTGTGTCACGCGCTTCGGAGCGTATGGCTCAACGCAAGCTCAACCAGTTCGTTGCACCTACCGGGACGTTCAGCATCAAGTCTGCGGTAGAATCGGATAGGAGGCTTAACAATCTCGTCGCGGATTTACGAGTTCGTAGCGTGACCAACATAGGCTCTCTGCAACTGGATGATCAAGAATATATGGCGGCTGAATTTGCTGTCGTTGTTTATGTATAAGGAGAAATAAATTGGCAAAGTATGTAGTTACAAGCCAAAAGGTTAGTGTGAACGGAAATGACGTTTCTAACGCTTGCGCCCGCGCTGAGCTTGTGCTTAACGCTGCCGAGGTTGAGACGACAGACTTTGGTTCCGCTGGTTGGACCGAGGTTGTCGGTGGTTTGAAGAGTGGTCAGTTGACCCTTGATTTCCACAGCGACTTTGGTGCTGGCGGGGTCTCCGCCCTCTTCCAAGACCTTGTTGGCACTATTGGTACGTTTGTGGTTATTGCTAACGGAACAGCCGCTTCGGCTCAGACGCCCGCATATTCCGCAACCGCGTTGATTAACAGCTTCACCCCCGTCGCTGGTGCAGTCGGAGATTTGGCTACGTTCAGTGTGACGTTTCCAACCACCGGCGCTGTCGGCTACGGAACTGCTTAATTGTTGTAAGCTAACGGTATGAGAATCAACCTACACATTCAGTTCGCGGACGGCACGGCAAAAACAGTTACCTGTGGCGCTGCTGACCTTGTTGCTTTTGAGGACAAGTACGGCATTAGCGTTACGAAGTTGGCTGAGGAAACTCGGATCGGCTGGTTGCTCTTTTTGGCGTGGCACTCGGAGAAGCGCACTGGCAGTACCAAAGCTGAATACGACAAATGGCTTGAGACAGTAGAAACTGTGGGGGAGTCTGAAGAAGACCCAAAATAGTTGGCCTGGGTGAGTCTTCAGCTCACTGGTACATCGCTGGTATAGCTGCTGAGACGGGTATTAGTCCCAGAGAGTTGCTACAACTTGATGACAGGATGCTTTGGACTATCCAGAGATGGTTAGTTGCAAGGAACCTGCCTAGGTATTAGGAAGCCGCCCCTTCGGGGGCGGTTTTCTTTTGGGTAGAATGGTTATAGGCGTTAGGCGGGTTTATGGCGGAGTATCGCATTGATATCAATTACAGCGATTTAGCGCGTTTGGTGAACCGTCTTAATAAGATTGAGCCTGACCTTAGCCGTGTGATGCGATCCGAGTGGAAAGAGATTGTTGAGCCGGCTAGGGCGCGTTTGACTGCGACGTTGAAGGCTGGCCCTAACCCACCTTTGTCGGGTATGCGTAAACGTGGTTCACCGGTGTCTAAGACGTGGAATAACAGGGGCCAGTCGTCTCGTGTGCAAACGCAGGTGCGCGCGGGCAACAAGGTTATATCCGGTATGCGTAATCAGACGATTTTGCGATTGGTGATTCGGTCTGCTGCGACGATCATTGCGGATATGGCTGGTCGTGGTGGAAAGTTTATGACGCCTGCCGGGACGAAAACAGACTGGTATGTGTATACAAACCCGTTGTTTGCTAATGCTTATGGCCCGAATAGTAAACCTGGTTTCCGTCGCCATACGGTGACAAGCCAGGGTGAGATAATGATAAATAGGCTTAATTCGCGTTGGGGTGGTAGCCCTTCCCGTAAAGCTTACCCGTCTGTTGAAAAGTCTTTGCCTTCGGTTCGGGAAAAGTTGGCTGAGAACATTGGTAATTATATTGAGTTGACTAACAGAGAGTTAGGTCCGTAAACATGGCTAAAGAACGACCGTTATCTATAGCCGTTATCCTGGGCACAAAGGGTAAGGGTTTACAGGAAGCCATCAAGGACACTAAGCGTCTTGCAAGTCAGTTAACTGGGCTTGCGGACACTGCCGCTAAGGCTGCTGTTGGTTTCGCCGCGTTCAAGGGTGGGCAACTTGTTGCTAACTTTGCGCGTGATTCGATTGAGGCTGGTCGTGATCTTCAGACAAACCTGAATGGTTTGCAGTCTGTGTTTGGTTCTCTTACACCGCAGATGGTGGAGTTCACTAAGACAACTAATGGTATTGGTTTGTCGATGGGCGAGGCCGCCAAGGCTGCAACATTTATTGGTTCGGTGCTGAAACAGTCCGGTTTTGCTATGGACGAGGTTGCCGAGCAGACTCAACGTTTGACCCGTTTGGCTGCTGACCTTTCGCTGACGTTCGGTTATGACGTTCAAGAGTCGTTGCTTGCAATGACCGCGTTGTTCCGTGGTGAGTATGACCCGATTGAAAAGTTCGGTGTCGCCATGAAGCAGTCCGAAATTGATTCGGAGAAAGCTGCGCGTGGTCTTGATGGTTTGAAGGGTGCCGGTGAGCGTCTTGCCGATCAGCAGATTCGGTTGGAGTTGCTGTATGAGCGTGCTGGTGACTCTATGGGCGCTTATGATCGTCAGGCGGGTAATCTTCGGGTAACACAGGATACTTTGCGGGCTTCGTTTGCGACGATGCAACAGATTCTTGGTACGGCAATGTTGCCGGCTGTTGCTGACCTTACCAAGTCTTTGATTCCACTGGTTGAAACTATTGGCCCAATCCTTGCTGCGGCTATGCAAAAGGTTGTGCCTTTGCTTGTTGCCTTTTCTCAAAACACTGATGGTATTACTCGCACTCTTGTTGATTTGATTAAAAGCATTGCGGTTGTTACCGTGTTTATGGCGAACCTTGCAAAACTTATCATTGACAACATTGACGTAATTAGAACCCTTGTTGTTGTTCTTGGGGTTTTGGCCACCGGTTTGTATGCTTTGCGTATTGGCGTGGCCGTTTTCGTGGCTTTGCGAACTACCGCGCAAGCGTTTGGTGTTACGGTTGGCGCTGCTACTTGGGCCGTTAAGGGTTTGAAAAGGGCAATTTTCCTTATCCCTGTTGTTGGTTGGGCTTTAGGTCTTGTTGCTGTCGGTTCCGAGCTTGCTAATATCGCTCAAGAAGCCGGGGCGGTTGGTGATGGCGTTGAAGACATGCTTGACGTGGACGCTCTTTTGTCTGACATTGATAACATCAAAAATG